GGGCGCCCTTCCGGCCATCCGGATGCTTCGGGTGCGCCTTCTCGCCCGCGATCAGCGTGGCGACCTCGGCCGGGTCGGTGATGCCCTCAGCGAGCGCCGCGACCTCATCCACCGTGAGCTCGTGGGTCCGCGTGTCCACCGCCGGCGGTGGATCCTTCGGCGCCAGCTCGGCCGGTGGCCAGTACTCGGCGATCCGACGCTCCACCAGATTGGCGGCCATCGCCGGAACGAAGCCAGCGATCTCCCCCGCATTGTAGGGCAGGTGCGCCTGCCGAAAGCGCACCTTGCGCGGCTGGTCAGGCCCGGGGACCGCTTCCTTGTCAGCCATGGGTCACCTCAGGTCTGCGGCAGCTGATCCGCGCCGCCCAGCACCACGCTCGCGGCGACCGGGATCGCCGGGGAGGTGCCGCCGACGAACGCCACCACCTCCACCACGCGGATGAAGCGCTTGGCCGCGGCGAGGTTGATGGCCTTCCGGGCCTCGGTGTTGTCGGCCGTGAGCTGGGCGGCCGCGCCCGAGCCGGCGCCATCCGGGTTGTAGTCGGCCCAGCCGGTCGAGCCGTCGGCCGAGTCCTGGAGCTTGCTGTCCACGGTGCGTGAGCTCGGCGATCCCGTGGCGGCCCCGCTGGCGTGGTGCAGTTCGCAGGAAAGGAACCCCTGCCGGTCGATCGCGGCGCCGTTGATGGTCCCGGCCGCCTGATTGGTGGGGTTGATGCCCTTCACGGTCTTGACGAAGGCACCGATGTCGGTCTGGTTCATGGCTCAGGTCCTCGGGATGAAAGCCAGTGGCGGGTGCGGGTGCACCCGCCGAGGGTCCTGCGGCGGCGCGTTACGGCGTCCACTTCACGGTGGTCAGGACGGCGACGCTCTCCGGGTGCCGCACGACGAGGTCGTGCTCCATGAGGAGCCGAACCACGGTCTGGTCGTACTGGAAGGCGGAGACGATCGTGCCGGTGCCATCGTCGTAGGCGGCATCGGTCGAGACGTCGATGATGACGCTCTCCTCCTCGCCGATCACGACATCGGCGAAATCGGCCAGGTAGAGCTCCGACTCGTCGGTCGCTCCCCCGAGGTTGATCGGGATGTTCGTGGTCCACTTCCACGGATAGCCGAAGAGCCTCCCGGTGAGCATCTCGTCGCGGAAGGCGAAATTGCCCGTGGCGGTCTCCCGGACCGACATCAGGTAGATCGCGGTGCGCGGCGCCATCAGCCAGCCCGGTCGCAGCATCCGGACGTTCGCATTGGCGAGCGCCAGGATCAGCTTGTTGAGGTCGCTGGTGACGTTGGTGAGGTTGATGGTGCCGTTGGCCGCAATGATGTTCGCGGCCGCGGCCCAGTACCGCATGCCCTTCGGCTGGTCCACACTGCCGTCGGCGCGGATGAAGGCCGCGTCCGATCCGACCGCAGCCGCGGCGACCAGGTCGTCACGCACCACCGCCATCGAGGACGCCGAGGGCTTCCGCAGGAGGTCGTTCGAGATCGGCACGAGCGCGGCGCCCTTCTTGGCGTTCGCGCGGACCTGCCGGAAGATGGGCTGCGACTTGCCGATCTTCTTGTTCTCGCCGACGTAGGCGAAGGTGGCGCCGCCCTGGAGGCCGGAGAGCAGAAGCTTCCCGTTCACCATCGGCATCATCACCGGGTTCATTTGCCGCACCACGGAGGCCGGCCGGAGCAGCTCGAGGAAGTCGGCCGCCACCTCCTCGCCGAACTGGAACCCGCCCTCCGCCCCGACCACCGTCGAGAGAGCCTTGGTCACGGCGTGCTCCTCGCCCCACTTGGCCTTCGCCCACATGCCCGGGCTGAGCATCTGGCCGTTCTTCTGGCTGAGATGCGCACCGGCCACCGCGAGGACGAACTGGGCGAGCTTGAGCCCGCGGCTCTCGGTGGTGGCGATGGCTGGGGCCTTCGGCTGCAGGCCGCCAAACATGGCGCTGAGCATGTCGGTGGACTGCTTGTGAGCCTTCTGGAAGCTCTCGAACTGCTTCGTGGCGGCGGCCTCGGCCGCGTCCGTCGCGGCAGCAGCCATCAGTTCCTTGAGCTTGGCTTCGGTCATCGGGGGCATGGGATCTCTCCTCGGGGTCTTAGTCCAGGCGACCGGACAAGGTCAGGAAACGGCGGCCGAACGACTCGTCCACCGCGGCAGTAGCCGCTTCCGCAGCCAGCTCGCTGATGCGCTCCGGGGTCACGTCCGCGTCCAGGACATCGCCGGCGGCGGGTTCGTTCTCGATCTCGAGATAGTCCTCGGGTGGTGCCGCGGCGGGCGGCGCTTCGATCAGGGGGGCCGGCGGATCCGTCGGCGTGTCCCCGGTCTTGGTGGCGGGACTCATGGCAAGCAGCTCGTCCACGGTGATGGACCGCTTCTCCCCCACCAGGCCCTTGAGCCGGGCAGCCTTCTCGGGAGCGAGGTCCGCCGGCACGACGATCACCAGGTGCTCCCCGCCGGCCAGTTGCAGCGCACGCTCGAGGTTCTTCCGCGGGAGCCAGATGCCGGCTTCGCCGTGCCATTGGTCGAGCAGCTGCTCGGCATAGGCCTTGAGGGGCGCGAGGTCGATGCCGGCCGCCTTCGCCCCCACCAGTGCCTCAGGATTCGCGGGCACCGGCACGATCGAGTACTCCAACAGCTCCTGTTCCTCGAAGTCGATGCCCCGCTCTTCCTCGTTATAGCTCCACTTGACCGGGTTCATCCCGACCGAGGCGGCGTTCAGGAACCCCTCCACCAGCATGCGGTAGACGGTGCTCCCCATCGGATGGAGGTCCTCGGGACAGAACTGCGGGTGGGCGAGCAGGCCAAGCTCGTCGACGGTGATGCCGGTGTCCTTGCCGATCGGCAGGCTCCGGTAGTCGTGGCCGAACAGGACCACCGGGTTCTTGCGGTAATTGGCGAGCTTCCAGCCCTGGGGATTGATCGTGTCGTGGTCGCGGTCGCGGGAGGCGGTGCTGATCCGGATCTCCACTGTCCGCTCCTGACCCTCGACGGCCTTGACCACGCAGCCGCCGAACGCCTTGCGGAGCCCCCCCTCGGGCTTTTCGCCCTTGGCGGCCCTGGCGTGGAACTCCTCGATCGAAATGAAGAGCGGAGGCTGAGGCATCGGCGGCCCGGTGGTGGGCAAGAAAAGGCGGCCCACGGTGGACGTGGGCCGCGCGGGCCGCGAGGACTGGTGACAGGCCGAAGTTAATGCATAGTGTTCGAGCCGCGCAAGATGCACTAGGCCACCAGCTGCCGCGCCACCTCCAGGACCTCCTCACGCTGGGCCCGGAAGATTGCGCGAATGGTGCGGAGGGTCACGCGCTCCCGGACCTCGATCGACCGGATGACCCCCTTCCAGTAGAGGGCCCGCCGCTCGGGCGTGCCGAAGAGAAGCGACCGGCTCTCGCAGCCCCGGACGAGCGGCGCCTCTGCGCACCGGCAATTGACGATTTCCTCCGGCGGCCCGTTGGGGTCCCCGGGGTGGAGGAGCCGGACGCCGGCGCCGGTGACAAACGCGGCGGCGATCGGTTGGCACTGGCCGTCCATGGTCGCGTGCGAGGCCCGCACCCGGTGATCGCGACTGGTGATCCAGAGATGGGCCACCGCACCGCCCTGCACAGCCTGGGCGTGGCTCCCGCCGTTCCAAAAGATGCCGTTCTCGGTCCGCGCGATCGTTACCGCCCGGGCCCGGCCCGCTTCCTGGAACGTCTCCCGGATGATCGCCATCTGCGCCGGCAGGTTCTGGCCGTCTGCCAGGGCCGTCACGAGCCGATCGCGGAGCCGTTGCCGGGTCGTCTCGTTGATCTGCAGGAGCTTCGGGACGTGGTTGGTGGCGAGGCGGAGCAGGGTGGGGTGAGTCGGGCCGAGAGCTTCTGGCAGGCTCATGTCGCTGGCGGCCCGCTCGGCGCCGGCGGCGGCGGTCTCGAGGAGGACCCGGGCCATGCGCTCGCGCAGCACCTGGTCCGCGCGCCGGCCGAGGGCCCGGGCGAGCAGCTCCTCGACCAGCGCGGGGGTGAAGCGCGCATCCGGCAACGGCTACGCCTTGGCCTCGGCGGGCTTGGCCGCCGCCTCCGCCTTCACCGGCTCGGGCTTCGGGAGCGAGGAGCCGGGCGCGCTCCCCGGCTTCTCCCGACCCGGGACCACGCTCACCGGGAACGCGCGGAACTCCTCGATCTTCCTTGTGATCTCCGCCAGGGTGGCCGCATCGGCCCCCATGTCCTTCGCCAGGCGGTGATAGGTGATCAGGGCCTCATCGGCGGCGGCATCACGGCCGCGCAGCGTGAAGGTGGGCTCGGGCGGGAGCGTCGGGGTATCCATGGGGAACTCCTTGGGGGTGATGGGGATGACTTCTCACGGCCCGCCGATCACCGGCAGGCCAGAGATGGGCAGGAACCGGAGGGTCGCGAGGCCTGGCATCAGGCCGCCGGCTCCTCGGCCGGTGGCGTCGTGCCTGGGTCGGCCGAACCGCCGTCACCCGGTGATGCAGCGGGCACGAGCTGGAAGGGCACCATGAAGACCTTGCCCTTGCCGTCCGGGAGCTCCGGCTCGCCCATCCGCTGGCGCCACTCGTCGACATCGATGGCCCAGGGCGCCGCCTGGGCCGCCTTGAGCTCGAACTCCTTGTCGGCCATGACCGGGCTGTCGTATTCGACCACCAGCCGGTCATCGTATTCCGGGATCAGCTTCTCCTGAAGGAAGGCGCGCCGGGCCTCAAGGCGGGGTTCCAGCACGTGCCGGGCAAAGAGGTAGTCGGCCGCGTCGATCGTTGCCCGATTCGAGTTCTCGATGATGCCCAGGATCTCCGGCGGCAGGCCCCAGCCGTGCACCACCATGTCACGCGCGTACTGGCGGAGGCCGGTCAGCTGCATCTTGGAGAAGTCCTGCCCGATCTCCTGGACCGTCACCTTCTTGTTGAGGAAGAACGGCTTGCCCGGGTTCCAGTAGCCCCGGAGCCGGCTGAGCCAGCGATCCTCGAGCAGCTTGGTGTCCCCGGGTTGCATGCCCTCCCCGAATACCAGCAGATCGGGCCGGGCATTGTTCAGGAAGTAGTTCCGGGTGTGCTTGGCCGCGAACTCATCGGCATCGAGCTCATCGGCCAGCGCCCGGGCGATGCTGGTGCCGCGGCCGTAGGGGTTGAGCGGATCCGGATTGACCGTCCAGATCATCTCGGTGTCGGGGATTCGCGCGTGCCAGCCGCGATAGGAGAGCTGGAAGAACCGCTCCGCCGGCGTCGGGGTGGCGATCACCCAGTGGGACGGCACTGGCCAGAACGCCGAAGGCACGCCGAGGAGGTTCCGTTCCTTCACCAGGAAGGCCTCCCCCACCGCCTCCTCGTAGATGGCCCAGAGCTTCCGGGTCTGGTACCCGGTGAAGTAGCTGTTCCCGGTGTAGAGCGCCTCGAGGAGCGGGTGCTCGACCACCTCCAACAGGGTCCGCTCGCCGGCCAGAGCCTTCAGGCGCTGATCGCGGGCGGCCTTCTGCCCGCGCTGCCAGACCAGATCCTTGATCGCCTTCCCGCGTGGGCCCTTCCGGCCGTACAGCCGCCAGGTCACCGCCGCCTCCCCGCAGGCGATTCGCTCGAT